GATAAGTGATTGATTTTCAATGAGTTAGATATATTATAAACAAATAAACAATAAAATTACTAAAAAATAGAATGAATTGTAATATAGAATTTATAATTATTATACTTATAAATCAAAATATAATAAATACATATTACATATTCCATAAAAAGTAAGTGAACATTCGTTGTTTCGTTTATTTTGCAATGCGAGAATGTCTAACTAATTGATTTTCAATGCCTTTTTGAGAAACAAAAAACTTTGCATTGTTTCTTGAAAAATTTTTCCTATAAATTTTCTGTGCGAGAATTTTTATATATAGAATTTATTTATGTATTTTTGCACTGTAAATATAAATCACAATAGAATTTCTAATATGATAAACATTGATGGCATACAGGTAGATATTACTACAAGCATAAATAGCCTGTCAAATGAATGGGCAGTCTTTATTGTAGAATTTGAATTTGATAACAGGCTGATAGTTTGTCATACATTTAATCAATCAGTATATAGAGGAATAAAGAATTTAATCAGCCAAATTCTAAGTGTAAATGCTAAAAGCATAGAATTAAGGCAAGCTCTGCTGAATAGTAAATATATAACAGTTAATATAGAAAAATATGGACTCGCAGATGAGTCAGAAGTACTTGCCTGTAAATATGAATTGATAAAAGCAAATAGAACATATTTGCCTTATGGCTATAATACTCTCATAAAAGCAGGCAATGCTTTTGAACAAAATTATGCCAACATATTATTACAAGAACTTATGAATGAGGTAGATAAAAATGCTATGTACCCACACAATAGTATTTATAATATGCGTAGAAGAGGGCGACTTTCAAAGTCAGTATGCAGCTATGATAGAAATACTGGGTTATTTATAAATGAATATGCCTCCATAAAAGATGCGGCCGAAGAAACTGGGATTTGTGCAAGTAATATATCCATGTGTTGCAATGGCCATATAAAATCAGCAGGAGGATATATATGGTCTTATATCTATCAACCCATAATTGATATAAGCCAAAGTAAAGATAGGCGCTTTAGAGAAGCACAGATACCATCAGAAGCTGAACTGATAGAAAGACAAAAAGAATTTATTGCAAAAAATCAAAATTGATATGAAAACAGATAAAATAGCACAGAAATTAGCAGATATATTGCCAGATAGACTAGTAGTTCCCGGAATGTCTAATCCAGACACATCCAAACTTGTAGAACAAGAAGCCACGCGCATCAAATCAAAACAAGATGCAAAAGAATTGGCTCGTATTAAGTATCTTGAAAAGCAAAAACTTAAAAATCTTCAAGCTAAACAAGAAAAGCGTCAATCATTAGCAGAAGAGCTTGGCGTGGAAGAAATACCAGATGGCCAAACTGAGTTTCAAGCCAAACGTATCACGGAGCAGCAAAAACGAGTTGAGGCTATTGAGGCACTTGAGGCCCAGACTGTAGAGCCACTTAAAGCAACTGAGTTAGCAGAACGCCATGACTCGGGCAGAGGTTCATATTCATCAGCTATACGCTCAGCACTTCAGTTACAAGGAGCATCAAGACCTGAAATAACAAAACTTCTTACTAGCCTTAATATCAATTTAAGTGTTCAGCTTACAAAGCAAGACACGGCCAATTTATTGGCTTGTTTGTTAACGTGCAATGAAGCGCAGTTGGCGGCTCTATATAATAATAAAAAGATACCAATTGTTATCAAAACAGTTATAAAGCGCTTGCAAGAAGATGCAAAACTTGGCAATATAGAAACAGTTGAGAAGCTTTGGGACCGCGTGTTTGGAAAAGGTCAAATGCAGCTTAATCTACCTGAGCAGCAACAACTCCAAACAGGTATTATTCCTAATGTGCCCGTAAGTCGTGAAGCGTATCTGATTATACGTGAAAACTTAATAAAGTAAAATAACAATGAAGTCACTTAAAGAAATGCAAGAAACAGCGTTAGATGCCACAAAGCCCGGAACTGTAAATCCTGTAGAAATGTTACGTCTTGAGGCTTTGACGTCATTTGAAAAGTATACTAAACTAATGTTTAAAGCTCAATATAAGCGCTCATTCATTGTGGCCGAGCACCACAAAAAGATATTTGAAGCCTTGCAAGATGTTGTGGATGGCAAAATTACGCGCCTTATTATTAACATTGCTCCTCGATATGGCAAAACAGAGCTTGTTATCAAATCATTTATAAGCTGGTGTTTTGCCTTAAATCCCCGATGTCGATTTTTGCATTTGTCATATTCAGATATGCTCGTGAATGACAACTCAGATACTGTTCGTAATATAATGAGTGAAGAACTATATAAAACGCTCTTTCCTAATTCAGCTCTTGCATCTGAGAAAGGTTCGGCTAAGAGATGGAAAACTAAAGCGGGAGGAGAACTCTATGCAGTATCAACGCAAGGCCAAGTAACTGGATTTGGTGCAGGAGCAGTAGATGAAGAAATAGATAAAATGGATGGAGGCAATGACATATTTGTATTTGATGACCATACAAATGAAATGCTTAAAATGATAGATGCCAAAACCAATATATTTCAAGGCGCAATTATGATTGATGATCCATTAAAAGCCGACGATGCAGCATCTGACCTTATACGAGAGCGCATAAACCAACGTTTTGAAAATACAATACGTAACCGTGTTAACTCGCGTAGGACACCCATCATTATTATAATGCAAAGATTGCACGAGCATGACCTTTGTGGCTATTTGCAAGAGATAGAGCCAGATACATGGACTGTTTTATCGCTTCCGGTTATACAAACAGACCCTGAGACAGGAGAAGAATATGCTCTTTGGTCAATGAAGCACAATCTTGAGGAACTTTATAAACTACGAGAGATTAACCCGGTAGTATTTGAGACGCAGTATATGCAAAATCCAATTCCTACTGAGGGCCTTATGTATCACGAGTTTAGAACATATCAAAATATAGAATTACCATCTGGCCATGAGGCTTCACAAAGATGGTGTTATGTTGATACTGCTGATACTGGCTCTGATTATCTGTGTGCAATTTGCTTTATAAACACTCCAGAACTTATATATGTTATAGATATATTATATACGCAAGAGCCGATGGAAAAAACTGAAGTATTATTAGCCAAAATGCTCACAGAAAACAGTATATCTGAGTGCTTAATAGAGTCCAATAACGGTGGCAGGCAATTTGCTAGAAATGTAAAATCTAAAGTAAGAGCAGGGCTGCATAACTTCAAAACGGTAATACACACTTTTACGCAGACAAAAAATAAGGCTGCTCGCATTTTTTCAAATTCAGCCCTTGTTAACTCAGATGTTGCATTTCCTGCAAACTGGGATAAGAAATGGCGTGAATTTTATAATGCTATTACAACTTACCGTAAAGATAATAAGCGAAAATCAACCCATGATGATGCTCCAGACGCATTAACTGGTGTAATAGAGATGAGAAGCCGTAAATCAATGAACAGAAAAATAAAACTTAGAAATGTATGAAATTTGAAAGAGGAACTATTTGTGGTTTTGGTATAAATGATGTACCAGAACTTACTTTTGTTAAAGATGAGAATGGCAAAGTAGAATTAACTCAAGCATATAAAACATGGACTGGCATGATAGATAGATGTTATAGGCCTGGCCATGAAGAGAAATTCAAGGCTTATGCTGATTGTTCTGTATGTGAAGAATGGAAGCACTTTTCTAACTTCAAAAAGTGGTTTGATGAAAACTATATTGAAGGCTTTGATATAGATAAAGATATTCTTATTAAAGGCAATAAAGTATATTCTCCAGAAGCGTGTAGTTTTGTGCCAAGAATTATAAATTTATTATTTGCAAAGAATAAAAAGCGAAAATCAGATTTACCAAGAGGAGTAAAATACAGAAAGTATGGAAATAGATATAGTGCTGAAATATCTATTGAAGGAAAAGTTAAGCTTATAGGTTATTTTAAGGATGTAGATTCTGCTGCTGAAGCTTATAACCAAGCGAGGAAAGAATACATATTAGAAATAGCTGAAAAATATAAGGATAAGCTTAAGCCAAATGTGTATGAAGCTATAAAAAGATTAGGCTAAATTCATATTCTCGCATTATTCTCGTAATTTCTAGGCTTCTAATTATATATGAATGATTAAATCATAAGCCTTGAATGAACATAGTGCGAGAATATGAGATAAAAAATGCCTCTATAAAAAATGTTAAAAGCCGTACAGCTTATAAAGAAATTTAGTATATTCGCACTGTGGAGAAGTTAATTCGAAGCAAAAATACAGGTAATTCGATGCAAGTTAAGGGTAGCTGCTCGGTAGTATTAACATTAAAAACATAAATAATATGGGATTAAACTGTGGATGCCCTGCCGGTGCTCATATCGCCGACCTTGAGATTGCTGAATGCAAGGAGAGTATGGGGCAAGTTCAAAAAGTTGCATTCCAGCGCATCTATAAGACAGCTGGAACAAAGAACTCTGTCACTGACCCGACTAAGAAAGCATCGTTTTCTACCTTGTTTTCCGCGGCTGATGGTTCTAAGATGACAGTTTCTCCGTATATTCAAGGACCTACTTCTGAGCCTGGCGCAGCTCGTACATTCGGCGGTGGTAACCAGACACTTGGAGGTATTGAGATTACAATCGGCCGTGAGCCGACAACGTTCTCTGCCACTATCTATCAGGAAAGTCAGAAGACAATTGCACAGCTGAAACAGTATATGTGTGAAGAGATTGGTGTTTGGCTGATTGATGAAAATGGTAATATCGGCTGTTTGGTAGATGACCAGGATGAGCCTACAGCATACTTCCCAATTCCTATTGGTAAGTTCTTTGTTGGTGACAAGAAGCTTGGTGGTTTTGAAGAGCCGGACAGTAATATCATTGAATGGTCATTCTATCCTAACTGGAGTGATAACTTCTACATCGTTAAGCGCGAAACATTGGACTTCAATCCTCTTACAGATTTGGTTAATGCTGCTTCCGTTGGAGCTTAAAACTTTCAGTTATGAGAAAGAAAAAAGAACAAACAGTAACGTTAGTTGTGCCTAAGTACAATATGAGGCAGGAGTTTGGCATTCAGCATGCCGAACGCCTGCTTGATATGGGCACAGCCATAAACGGTGGATGGGAATTACCTAAAGATAGCAATTATACTTACGACGAAGAAAATGGCCTTAGAGTTAAATCAGATAAAGCAAATTTTGCAAAAGCCGACTAAACGTCAGGCTATTCAGAAAGCTGTAAACATGCAGCGTCGTCTTAGATTTCATACTGAGACGAATGTTGCTGTATCTGATATTAACCAACCTACGACCATATTCCTTGATTGGGTAAGACAGTTGCTTCCGAAGGATAAATTCAACATATTCCTTCATCTGTTTAAATTTCCGTTGTCTACACCTGCTGTAGTTGAGGACGTCTATAGAGAACTCGAAAGGGTTTTCTATAGTCGTAACTCATCAAGCTCATACCAGTTTACAGACTCAGAGCTTGCAGAAGACTGGTCTCAGTATAAAAAGAATAACCTCAATGAGCCAGAGGTGTGGAAGACAACCGGATGGAAGAGAATGCAGGTATCGCCAAATAGTATTTTGGTAGTAGACCTTCCTCAAGTACAAACATCTTTGCGCCCAGAGCCGTATTTTTATTGGCTTGAGATTGATGCTGTAATTGATTACCAGACTTCTAAACTTGATGAAAATCAGTTTGAGTGGCTTATTTTCAAACAGCCGGAACATCGGATAGCTGTATTTGATGATACTTTTATAAGAGTATATCAGCTGAATGAGAAAAATGAAATTCAGTCACTTATTTCAGAGGCAAAGCACGATTTAGGATATTGTCCAGCTCGGTTCTTTTGGTCAACACAACTCAATGAGAAAAATAAAGACCTTAAGAAAAATCCAATTACAAAAGAGCTGTCAAATCTTGATTGGTATTTGTTCTTCTCTATTTCGAAGCAGCATTTAGACTTGTATGCACCTTATCCTATATATAGTGCGTATGAAGCTGATTGTAATTTTGAGAATAATGAGACTGGTGATTACTGCGATGGAGGTTTTCTACGCAATGCAAAAGGCGAGTATAAAATTCTCAATGATGGAACAGTTGAAAAGTGTCCTTGCTGTAGCGAAAAGCGTATAGCTGGTCCTGGTTCATTCTTAGAAGTTCCTATACCAAATCAATCTGAAGGTGTCGCAGATATGCGTAATCCTGTTCAGATAACTACTATCGATAAAGACTCACTTGATTATAATGTCAATGAGTGTGCAAGGCTTAAAAATGAGATTGTAATTTCTGTTGTTGGTTCAGGTGGTACTGTAAGTGAAAAAGAAGCCATCAATGAAACTCAGGTAACTGCTAACTTTGAAAGCAAAACCTCAGTTCTCAATGCCTTAAAGACCAATTTTGAATTGGCACAGAAATTTGTCGAAGATACTGTTTGCAAACTCAGGTATGGAGGTGCTTTCATATCATCTTCTGTAAACTGGGGTACAGAGTTTTACGTTTTCACAGTAACAGAGCTATATTCTAAGTACAAACAAGCAAAGGAGAATGGTGCGTCTAACTCAGAACTAGATGCTATGTCGCAACAAATTCTTGAAGTTGAGTATCGTAACAATCCTTTGGTACTTCAGAGAATGCTTATCTTAAAGCAATTGGAGCCATATCCACATAAAACGCTGGATGAAGTGTTAAAATTGTATGAAAAAGAGTTATTAAATGAAAATTTGGTAAAGCTTAAAATAAATTTTAGTACTTTAGTCGAAAAATTTGAACGTGAGAACATTAACATAATTGAGTTTGCTTCAAATAAGCCAATGAGAGAAAAAATAGATATTATAATAAAAAAACTTTTGGAATATGTTACAGAAATTGGAACTTCAGCAACTACAGGCACTCAGTCTTGAGGATATTAAATCTTACAAGAAAAAGGCCGTAGAACGTAAAGCAGAACTAGAAGCTGCTAAGGCTAAAGGCGGAAAAGCTTGGACAAGCGACTTACAGGAAGAGCTTGACGAGGTAGTTCTTTTCCTAGTAGATGTTGACGATGTTATCGAAGAAAAATCATCGGCCTCGAAAACACAGGCTAAGAGTGGTTATACTCCTAAGCCGGGTACTGAGAAGATGGTGCACTTGTCAATTGTGCGCGGTCGTAGGTTTAATCCAATGACTGGCAAAGAAGAGTCACCAGCATATACTCAAATGTTCACATTCGCAGAGTGGCAGCTTTTCAAGAAAACATATAAAGGCCTTGGTTATACCATTATGGCGGCTTTACATGACCCGTATGGAGATGCTGCAGAGTTAGTACAAAAGTAATTAACAATAAAAACAAAGCTATATGTTAACAATTGAGATGCTACGACAGAGTTCAGCTTTAACAGGCCTTACAGATGACCAGCTGAATGCAATTGCTGAGATGTCAAGAAATGATGAGAATACCGTTATAGGTACTAAAATCGGTGCATTGCACGGTCAGTATGACACTGATATTCTTGGCATTACAGGCATTAAAAAGAAAGATGGTGAAAAAAGTTACGACTATGCTAAGCGCGTACTCGGTGAGTACAAAACTAAAGCAGAGTCTGTGAAAACAATTCAAACTCAGCTTACTGCTGCTCAGGCACAGGTTGCAGAGCTCCAGTCTAAACTTGAAAAAGGAGCTGGTGATGAAACTTTGAAGCAACAGCTGAAAGATGCTAAAGCTCAAGTAACTCAGCTTCAAACTCAACTTCAGACAAAGGAAACTGAGTTCAATACCAAAAAGGCAGAGTTTGATAAAACTATTAAGGACACGCATGTAGATTATGCTTTTCAAGCTGCTACAGCAGGTCTTAAGTTTAAGAGTGGTATTACTGAGCCTATTCAGAAGACGCTGCTCAACGCTGCAAAAGCAGAAGTCCTTGCAAAAGGTACTCCTGATTTCATAGAGGACGGCCAAGGAGGAAAGAAACTTGTTATTCGCGGTGCAGATGGTAATATCCTTAACAATCCGAAGAACAATCTTAATCCTTATACGATGCAAGAGCTTGTAATGGAAACATCGCTTAAAGATGTAATCGATACAGGTCGTCAGCAGACAGGCGGTGGAACAGGAGGCTTTGGGTCTGGTTCAGGCGGAACAGGTGGAACACTTGACTTGTCTGGCATTAAGAGCCAAGTTGAAGCTGATAAAGCTATTGAGGCACATCTGCTTGCAAATGGTTTGACCCGTGACTCACAGGAATTTGCAGACCAGTCAATGCAACTGAGAACTGAAAACAATGTGGCAAGTTTGCCTATTAGATAAAATGGCACATCCTAAGAGATAAACGAAAAAATGCTATGAGGCGTAAAAGGGTAATGCACCATATTAGCATAAGTATTAACAATTAAAAAACTTAAAAGTTATGAGTCTAGTTTTAACACGTATCCAGAACATCCGTGCGAACTCTAACCTTGATAAGTTTGAGTATCGCCCCAGTAGGTACGGTGCGCTGAACGCTTTTATGGTGCAGTCTGAAGACCCTACTGGCATCCTCACTGAGGAACTGAAGCAAAAAGCAAGGACCTCTATCGGTAACACGCTGGAAACTCCGGTAATTGACTACGATGCTGATATTACTATTGGTAGTACTCGCACCTTGACAATCGCCGACAGTGAAAACACTTCTAAGATGGTTCAAATCACATTTGCCACTTATGCATGGGGATTTACTATTGCTCCGGCAATGTACATGAACAACGAAATTGGCATTCAGAAGGACTTTGAAACCAAGATGATGAAGTACATCTATGCTTTTGCGAAAAAGCTTGATGAAGCCGCTCTTGCTACTCTTGCAGCCAACAAAACACAGGTTTTGAAAAACCCGCTGTTGTATGACTGGTCTTCTAATGCCATCAACGCAAAGTGGACCGAGCGCGAAAACGTATTTGGTGACCTTGAGGTTATGATGGGAGCAAATGACTTCTATGGCCAGTTGCATATTGTAGGTGACTCTGGTGTTGAGTCTATTATGCGTAAACTGCAGCAGCACGGCCTTTACAATGATGTAAACAAGCAGAATGAATTCGGCACTAAGGTTGTTCACCTGACAAATAACATTGCAGCTGCTGAAGGTAAGTATGCTCAAGGTTATGCTGTAAATGCTGGCTCTCTTGGAATGTTGACCCGCTTCGAGCGTGACTGCTTGCTCGGAACTGTTTCCGGTGACGGTCATGAGTGGGGCATTGCTACTTTGCCTCTGTTGAATATGCCTGTTGGTACATACTTCTACGATTCTGTAGGTGACTACAATGCTATCGCAGGAGCCGCTACTGCTGATATGACTCGTACGCGCAAAGAGCACTATGGTTTTGCTGTTGACGTGGCCTTCTTGACTGCACATAACAGTGCACCTAGCACTTTGGCAAGTCCTATTCTGGCATTCAACATATCAAGCGAGGATGCTGCTTATGCTAAGCCAGTTGTAGTAGTTAACTCTGAAAAAAGTCCAGTTAATACTAAAACAGTAGTTTAAGTTTAGCGAATACCGATAGCAAATCCTTGAGTTGTTATTAGCTTTGGTAGGAGGCACACTGAGCCACTAGGCGATAGTGACCTCCTATTTTTCATTAAAAATTAAGAATTATGGTTAGAGCCAACGATATACAAGAAAAACTGTTACACCTTATTGGATGGGAGCAGAATTATGATACATCAGACTTAAAAATATCTGATGCTTTAACCGTGAGTGAAAGTGGCTTATATTTTCAACAAATTCATCCTTTGCTGACTTTGAAGAATATGTCATGTATTGCTCCGGACTTTAAGAATATCACTTTTCCAGAATACAATTCTGAAAAGGAATATAGCAAAGGCAATGTAGTTGATTATCAAGGAACACGATATAAAGCGCTTCAAAAAGCACAAGGAAAACAGCCCGATATTGAGTCTGAGTATTGGGTTGAAACCAATTTATTTTCTGAATGGCTCGAGAGCAAAACAAAAGCAAGCATTCAAAAGGCTATTGCTAGATACTGCAATGAAAAAACGGTAGAAGGGACAAATAAGCCATTGTGCGAAAGTCGTACTTTGTTTGATGGAACAGGTAGATTAGTAGATACTGTAAAGAATAAGAAAAACTTAGTCGGCTTCGAGATTGTACCAGTAAGAGCAAAAGGTGTAACCACAAAGATAAATAAAATATGTCTTCAGTTCACTAAAGCTGGAGAATATACTTTGTATCTTATGCATTCAAGTATGGATGCTCCAGTAAAGATTATAAAGCTTAATAAGATACGAGATAATAGTGCTGAATGGTTTACAGTCGATGACCTCTATTTGCCATATCAAAGTGAAGATAATGATGCAGGAGGAAGTTGGTATTTGTGCTATTTTCAGTCTGAACTTCCAGAGGGAAGTCAAGCTATTAGAAAAAATAAAGACTGGTCAAAAGAGCCTTGCGGTTCATGCTCACGTAGAGAATTACTTGCTTGGATGGCATGGTCTAAGTATCTTGAAATTCATCCATTTTTTGTAAATGAAGAACTCGTATATGCAGTTAATTTCAATGATGACTTTAATGAAGATTTTGCAAAGTGCCCACTTCATCTATGGGATGTTGAAAATAATCAATATACTTATGATAACAACTACGGATTAAATTTAGAAGTTACTGTAAGCTGTGATATTACAGATTTTATAATTGAACAGAGAATGATGTTCCAAGATGTCATAGCTAAGCAGGTAGCTGTAGATATGTTACGCGAATTTGCATATAACTCTAGCGTAAGGACAAATAGGCATTCAATCAATGCTTCTCGACTTGATATATTATATGAAGTAGATGGTGACTCTTCTTCTATGAAAAAATCAGGTTTAAGTTATCAGCTAGATATGGCTTTCAAGGCCATTAAGCTAAGTACTTCTGGAATTGATAGAGTATGTTTGCCATGCCGAAACAATGGCATTAAATATAGAACTGTATAAGTATGGCTGTAAAACGATATAACGCGACACTCCGCAATCTGGAATATAGGTTGCGAAGTTTTAAGGATAGCTTGCCTATGCTATTAGAAGATATTGTGCGTGACAAAGAAGACGTAATAGTATCAGCTATAGCAGATGACCAGTTATATCGTCGTGGTATCAACGGTAGAGGTGAAAAGATAATGGATTATATGCCATACAAGCCTAAAACCATACAAATAAAAAAGAAAAAAGGTCAGCCTACTACAAGGGTCACATTACGAGATACAGGTGCTTTTCATGAGTCTATGTTTGTAGTATTTGACTCAGAAGGTTTTTATGTGACTGCGAGTGATGAAAAAACACCTGAACTTATTGAGAAATATGGTGAAGAGATTTTTCGCTTAACAGATAAAAATTTTACCAGAATAATTCGTTCTCACATAAGAAAAGAATTAGTTAAACGATTAAAACAGGCAATAAGGAAATGAAGGAAAACTCAGTACAAATAAGATTTAAGGAAGACCCTGTATTGCTTGATAAGATATTACAGGATATGCAAAAGTCACTTATGAACAGACTTAAGTGGCTTAATTATGCATTTGGTAGAGTATATAAGCTCGTAGAACATAGGCCAGATGGTAATAAGTTTATATACCCTGCAATGTATAACGGCAACGGAGAATATGTGTCACTTTTACCGAATGATAACTTTGGCAATTTTTCATGGTTTGATATTTATGACCCGCAAAAGATTACTGAAGTAGTTCAATCATTGCCACAATATACTTTCAGCGGAGCCATTATATTTTGGTATGACCTCAGTAGCATTTATGAAGATGAAACTGTTATGCATACAGAAGAAGTAAAAGATGAAATTATGCGGGTATTAACTACTCCAGGTCTTATTACTACAACTGGTAAGCTTGTTATAAATGATATATATGAGCGCTTTGAAAATATATACAAAGGTTATTCAATAGAGAAAATCTATAATAACTATACTTATAAAGGAGAAGGTATACAAGATATTGATAAACAATTCTTCATGTACCCTTATGCAGGAATACGAATTGAATTTACTTTAACAACTAGAGAATTATGTCAACGGTATATTTTATAACAATGCTTTCGGCTTTAATATATATAGCCTTAGCAGCAGCATTTGCTATTTTGCTAATTGGAAAACTTGGTGTGCGCGATGAGATAATTACCAGAGCTCCTAAGCTTATTTCTCAATTATTCGATTGTGACTTTTGCTTAAGCTTTTGGACGTCGCTTATTCTCGCTATCATTCTCGCTATTTTCTTTAATGAGATGAGTATTATACTTATTCCTATCATATCAACCCCTATAACGCGAATTTTAATATGAAAAACCTGATAGTAAATAAAAAAGTCGTACGGGTATATGACAGCATAGATGAAATGCCTATTGTAAATTTTCAGAAGTACAATAAGTATTTGCTTATAGACTCTGGAATTGGCTCAGATGCAGATGATATTGATGCTCATATAACTCGTGTTGCTAAATTCATTAAAAGCAATAATGCCAAAAAAGCTTTGCAAGAACTGCAAAACATGAGGCAAAATATGTATATGGTGAACAACGAAATTTCACCAAGGTACTTAGCTTTTGCAGCTCTTATTCATAGCATAGACGGTGAAGAAGTTAATGATTTGTCAGACGATGGACTTAAAAACATATTGGCCAGGCTTAAAGAAATAAAGCATTCAAAGATTATAGACTTTTTGACTTGGCTTAAAAAAAAAGTAACCACCGAACTTGAAATGTACTTTCCAGGAGATTTTGTAAATCCAAAGGAAAAAGATGCATACGATAAGTTAAAGCAAAGAACACTTCTTGTGTTGGACTCTATGATAAATGACACAGATAACTCTGAACAGATAGAAACCATAGATATGATAATGCTTAATATGCATTCTCCAAAATCATACATAGGAAGTGAGTCTGTTGAGATAAAATATGATAAGCAATTTGAAAGTACTTGTCTTTTGATAGCTCAAAAAACAAGCATGGACGCTAAAAAGATGACAGTGCTTCAATTCTATAATGCTGTTGATAATATAAAACAGCAATTAGAAGCAGAAAGCAAGAGTGTTAAACGGCATAAAAGGAAATAATTATGGCTGAAGACGATAAGATAAAATATAGCGATATAATTGAGCCGGATGACTCAATTGAAAAGCTTGTCAAGCAACTTGGCGAGCTCAATCAGTCATACGAGACAATGGTAAATGCTATTAGGGCAGGTGCAGATAGGATTGTGCATTCTCTTAAATCTGCTAGTGGAGCTACAAGTGAAGGGCGTAAAGCTATTGATGAAGCAACAGCATCTACGTCAAGACTTGAAAGAGCTCAGAATGAGCTTAAATTAGCTTTATCTGATACGGGTAAACAGATTGCTTGGCTTAAAGCACAAACTTCAGATGCTAATAGAGCAACTGTAGAACAGCAGCGTTATATCCAGCAAGCTATATCTTCTTATGACCGTCTTAAGTCTGACCTAAAGCAAACAGTTGAGCTATATAAGTCTTTAACTGCGGCTGAAAGAGCAGATAGCGAAATGGGGCAACAGCTACTCAATGATATTCTTAATTTAAAAAATCAGATTAAGGCCCTTGATGACCAAATGAAGCCTCATATCCAAACTCTGTCTGAAGTAGAAAAGGCAGAGCAAAGATTAGCTTATTTACAGTCAGATGAAGGTAAAAGATTACTTGAGTTAAAAGCTAAGATTGCTGAGCTTACTTCTGCTAGAAAACAGCAGAAAGCTACAGTAGACCCATTAGCTCAGGCTCAAGAGAAACTTGCCTATGCTCAGTCAGAAGAAAATCAGCAGCTTAAACTCTATTCAACTCAAATACGAGAAGCAAATCAGATTGCTCAATTACAAGCTACAATTGCTAATTCTGCAGAAGGCTCTTATAATAGACTTTCAGCTCAATATGCATTAAATAAAATACGACTTAATCAGATGTCTGCAGCTGAGAGAGAAGCTGCTGACTCTGGTAAAAAGCTTGAAGCTGAAACAAATGCAATTTATCAGCAGATGATAAAATTGCAAGAAGCGACAGGTAATTATAGATTGTCTGTAGGTCATTACCAAAAAACATGGGATGGCTTAGGCATTTCTATTTCTCAAGTAGTACGAGAATTACCTGCTGCAGCTGTATCGCTTAATACATTCTTCTTAGGTATATCGAATAATATACCTATAGTAGTTGATGAAATTAACAGACTAAGAAAGAAAAATGAATTACTGAGAGCAGAAGGTAAAGAAACTGTAAGTGTAACAAAGTCAATTGTAAAATCACTGTTTAGTTGGAATACAGCATTAGTAGTTTTACTTACTGTATTCTCTATGTACGGTAAAGAAATTATCACATGGATTTATAAAACGTTAGCAGGTAGAGATGCAGCTAAATCTTTTGAAGATGCTTTAGAGGACTTAAATGATGAGCTAGGAAAAGGGTCTACAGGGTCTTATGGCCAGCAGATAGCAGTATTAAGAAGATTATCTAAAAATTGGAAAGATTTAGGGGATAATATAAAAGCACAAACACAGTGGATTAAAGATAATGAAGAAGAGTTCAGTAAATTAGGCATCACCATTGATAGTATAAATGATGCCAATAATGCTTTTGTAGATAATACTGAATCTGTAGTGGCCGCATATAAAGCAAGAGCTAAAGCAGAAGCTGCGCTGAATGTTGTGTCCCAGCAATACCAAAAACTATTAGTTGCAGAAAATAAAGCTGAACTTGAAAAAGTGCGTGAGTACGGCTTTTTCGACGAAACTATAAATTACTTTAAAGCTTTATGGGGCGGCATTTCTGGACCAGACTCTGATTTGTCACTTGAAACTAGATTAAAAAAGCAGAGACAGAGAAATGTAGAAAGTTTACAAAAAGATGCAGATGCTCTTGAAAAAGAAGTTGAAAGCTATTTCAACGTATGGAAATTTTATGAAGACCAAGCAGATGCTCTATTTAAAGAAATTGGCTTAGAAGAATCTCACAAAGAAGATAAAAGAGGTCGTACACCAAGAGACGCTGATGACCGCCTAAATAACCTGGCATTAGCAGCCGAAAAAGCATATCAAAAGAGCCGTACAGAGATTGAGAGGGATGAAAATAAGAAGCGCAGAGCTGAAGCCTTTGCATCATTCAATCAAGAAATAGCTGATTTAAACGATAAATATTCTAGAATCCAAAAAATACTGAATGGTCAAGACGAAAAATATAAAAAGCTTACAGAAAGCCAAAAAGAAACAGCTATCAAAGCACTAGATGATATAGAAAATGCTATAAAGAACAAGCAAAAAGGCTTAACTCTAAGTCTAGATTTGTTCAATATAGATGTAGAAATACAAAAAGCTGAACAGCTATTAGAGTTGTTAGAATTAGAAGGTGAAGTATCAAAAAAAGGTTCTTATGAGGAACTCAGCAATTCATTAAAGCGATTAGATGTAGAAAGACAAATAGCATTACTTAAGAATGCTCAGTTACCAGAAGCTAAAAGACAACCTACAAGCACTATAAATGCATCTTTTGATAAACAAAAGGCTATTACTGTTGGTAGTTTTAATATGTCAAGCTTCGATGAGCAACAAGCTCTTGATGAAGCTGTATTTAATGAAGTTAAGCGCAGTGAAACTGAGATAACCCGATTTAAGCTTGAACAAGAAAAAGCTAGATGGCAAGAACAAATACGTTTAGCAGAAGCTGGTGGACTAGATTGGAGTCAAGCTCAGATTGATGCTGCTAAAGCCACGGTTAAAGGCATCGACCGTGAATTATCAGAGCTTGATGACTTTATTAAAAACATCGGTAAAAAAGGTTTAGGCGGTACTTTGCTTGAGAAACTTGGCTTTGATGATGACCAGATTGATGCCCTAAAAGATGCTGTAAATATAGTAATAGAACAGCTTCAATCCATTATGGATGCCGAAGTTGAATTAGCTGAACAGGCCGTAGAAGCAGCTGAAGCTCGAGTAGAGGCCGCACAAAAAGCTTATGATGCTGAGGTTGAAGCTCGCAATAATGGCTATGCTAATAACGTAGCTACTGCTAAAAAAGAATTAGAGCAAGAAAAGAAAAATCAGCAAGAAAAACAAAAAATGCTGCAGGCCGCCCAAAAACGTCAAGAAGCAATGAACACTGTTACTCAGGCATCTTCGCTTGTCACAGCGTCTGCTAATTTGTGGAGTTCATTCTCTTCAATTCCTATTGTTGGCCCAGCTCTCGCATTAGCTGCTATTGCTACAATGTGGACATCATTTGCAGTAGCTAAAATTAAAGCCAAACAAGTAACAGCGAGCCAGTCTGATGAATACGGAGAAGGTGGTCTTGAGTTCTTGGAAGGAGGCTCTCATGCATCAGGTGATGATATTGATTTGGGTGTAAGGAATAAGAAGAAGCATAGAATGAGAGCTGAAGGTGGAGAAGCACTTGCTATTATAAGTAAGAAGCGAACTAGGAAATACAAAAAGATACTTCCAGATGTTATTGATAGCCTAAATAAAGGAACATTTGAAGATAAATATCTTAATGCATTTGCTAGTTCAGATGGCCTAAGTATTTCTCTTAATTCCAATGGAAATATGGACCTCTCAAAAATAGAGGATGACGTGAGAAGTATTAGGAAACAAAGTGAGACTAAATACTATGCATTGCCTAATGGTGCAGTAGTTATTCAGCATAAAAATGTTAAACGAATTATAAAGAATTAAAGATATGATACCTCCAAAATATAAATTTTACATATCGAAGAATGGCGGTGATAAAGTAGAAGTAAATCCACATTATAAAGAGCTTAATAAAAAATATGCTAAAGAAAGTGGGCAAGAATTTTTCCGTATTTCACTTGATGGAAAAATAAAACTATTTGGCAATGACTATGAGATTGTACATAACTCAAGCCTAGAGGACCACATGATATTTACTATAGATAAATATAATAGGACTTCTGGCAAATGGGTGGAATATTATAAAGGCGAATTTAATAAAACAGATTGCAAACTTGATTATGAAAAAAAGTCATGTGAACTTAAAACAACTGCTCTTGATGAATATAATGATGTGGTTAACAAGTATGAAAATACTTATGACCTTATAAAACTTGCTCCAGCTATATCGAGAATAAACCTGCATAAACGCTCTTTAATGCAGGTTTATGTTAGAGGTTCTAATTCAATATCTAATTTTTTCGGAGGTATATACTGGGAAAGTGATGTAAATGAAGCAATTGACAATCACAACGACTTGATAAACAAATATTATTTTTCTTATATAAAAGCAGGAAATGAGTTTTATATAAGAAATGCTAGCATTTCTGATGTTAATGGAGTATATGCTGGAACAAACGGATATTGGAGTAAATGGAATCCAGGCTACACGTGCAAAATGGAATTAGTAGATAAAAGCTCTACGCCATATAGAGTACGGTTATATAGAAATTCAGATAACTTGCTGCTATATCAGTCAGAAAAGAAATGGGATGTTAGTGACCCTGACAATAAATACATATTGCGCGATGATGTTAAAATGGTAAATGTAAATAATCCAGACGATACATTTATTATAGAAAGTCCTTTCATATATCATATCTATAGACGCCTGCTTTGCGATGTAGATTCTGTAGAAGACTCTGAAGGTATAAAGAACACATACGATTTGCCATCTGATGACTTTGCCACAGATAATAGGAATTATAAGAAGTGTATTGGGCTAACAGGCGGAATGTTTTTCTGTACTTCTAGAGCAGTAGATAAGCCTACAAGATATGGTTTGAATGACTATGGTCAGTATTTCACTAATGAGTTTATTCCTAGTAGTGCTAGTATAGGTAGGCCTTTACCTATTAGTAGAAATTCTTGGGCTAATGCTTCATTGTGGTATGTATATGATAGCTATTATTCTTTATTTGAGCAGAGATTAAGAAAGCAATATACTCTTAGGGATAGTTATTCTATAGCAGCAGCAATAAAGGCTTTACTTAAAGAAATAGACCCTACTCTTCAGCATGAAGCAACTGCTGAATATAGTCGCTTTTTGTATGATACAACCGTACCAATGTCGATGGCAAGATTTTATGTACACATAACACAAAAAACAAATATACTTAAAGGTGAATATGACCAGCCCGCTCAAAAGGCAGAAGTATCACTAGAAGATGTAATGAAAATGCTTCGTGACTGTTTTAGATGTTATTGGTATATAGAAGATAACAAGTTTAAGATTGAGCATATAAGTTTCTTTATGAGAGGAGGCTCATATTCTTATAATACAAGTATTCAGCTTGATTTTACTAAGCTTGTAGACCAATTTAACAAAAAGCTATCATCATATTTTCAATCAGAAGTAGAATATGATAAAACAGACCTAAATCAGCGATACGAATTTGGTTGGATGGACGATGTAACCGATTTGTTTGGTGGAGTAACTATAGATGTTAAATCTAACTATGTGCAAAAGGATAAAACAGAAGAAATAAATATAAGCCAATTTTCATCCGATATAGATTACATGCTATTTAATCCATCTAATTTCTCAGATGACGGCTTTGCACTATTATGCCCAATTAAAAACGGTTCCTCTTTAGAATTGCCTATAATTGAAACACAGTTGATAGATGAAAACGGTGATACATATAATGCTGTGATTCAGAATTTCTATGCAGCTTGGGCATATCTTGTGCGCTTTTATATGTATGATATGCCTGCATCAAATCTTGACTGTAATGTGCTTGGAGATTTATATGCGAATGGCGTAAAAATGTGCATGAAGCATACTATAGAGTTTCCTATAGAAGAAGATTTGAATGAACTTGAGCTAATTAAAACTACTATAGGGAATGGAAAAATAGATGAGATTTCTGTCAATGTAAATACTCGCCGTGCTAAAGTAAGATTACTTTATGTGCCTCAATAAAATTGTGCGTTAAAAATTATTAAGAAATTTTCTTATATCGATTTTTATTTGTAAATTAGCAACATGAAGTTAGTGAATAATAACATATCGCCATTGCCTTTTTACGATAATCTTGCACTGCAAAATCATCGTAAAGATTATGCTTTTGGCCAGGTTTATCAGCTTATAACCTATAAGAATATGTTATTACCATTTCAAGTAGTTTTAGCTAGCGGCACATCTGTGAATTGGGTTAGACTATATAATTCCAGCACAGGAAAATATACTGATATAACGACTAGTATAAAAGAAAATGGTTTACAGATTAAGTCATTTACTGGATTTAAACTATTGAAATATCCTGGCACTCTTCCTATTATAGGAATTGTGCATGAAGGCCAATACTATTTGGCAATATCTATATCTGATTTAGGAACTATATATTCTGATATTTTTACAGTATGCAATAAGGTAGACGATTATCTGCTTCTTGAGTATTACAACTCATATAACTTTGAGCTTAAAAATGGTATAGTAGATTTTTCTGACAATTTCAAATTTAGGTGCTACTTGAATACACAAATCGGTAAACCTGAATATGACTTTGAGGAAGAAGCTACTGAGCGGATGGGCTATACATTTATTGAGAGCCAAATAAGCAAAAAGATTTATAAGTTTACATTTGTAGCTCCTGAATATCTATGTGATGCTCTTAGGATTGTAAGGCTATGTGAAAGCAAACAAATTACAAGTAAACTGCAGACTTACGATTTGACAACATTTAGTATGGAGCCTGAATGGGAAGACCAAGGAGATTTAGCTGCAGTTGAATGTGAATTTGAAACTGATACTGTTATAGCTAATATAGGTGGGTATGAGCCTGAATTAGTAGGCGGTGATTTTAATAACGATTTTAATAACGATTTTAACATAGACTAAAATGGCTAATTGGCAAATACTAAAAGCTGCTATTGCTGATGTTATAAAGACTAACGGCAATCAAGAAATTACCGGACAAGTTCTTCAAAATGTGCTGAATAACATAATTAGCAATCTTGGCGCAAATGCTACATTTGCAAATATTGCTACTCCTTCTACAAACCCAGGAACACCTGATGGGCCTGTATTTTATTTAGCAACACAAAGTGGAACTTATTCTAATTTTGGAGGTGCTATAGTTGAAAATGAAGCAGCTATATTATTATACAATGGTTCGACATGGGTAAAGAAAGCGACAGGAATAGCTTTAACAGAAAGCGTACTTAATCTTGTAGCAAAAAGTACGATTATTGACCCTCAAACACTTAATTCCTATAACAAAATAGACCCGGATAGATTAATTTTGGGAAAGAGTATTAGACCAGCAGATGGCAGTGTGTATGATTTTACAGGGACTTTTGTATCTAATTTCATAGATGTACTTGGCGTTGATAAAGTGTACTCCCAAATCTATTTAAACGGGAGTATGTGCGCTTATGATGAAAATTTTGCATTCATATCGTACGTACCGCATTCAGGAACGGAGTATACCCTTTCTGAAAACACGAGATATGTTCGTTTGACAGGAAAGCAGTCACTGATTGGGGGCAACAGTTTATATTTATATCTTAAGAACGATACAACTTACTATGCCTATGGCATTACGGAAGACAAAATTTATACGGATGAAAAGATGTCCGATGTTGAAGGCATTGTCGATGGTGTAAAGGTACTTATCAATATCAGGGATACAAGTAATCAATATATCAATAAAATAAACTATGTTACGGATTTTATTGACGGCATAATGATAAATAGCAAAGGGAAAGAACAGTTATTGGCAACTGCTTGTTCATCTGTTTTTATTGATGTATTGGGATTGGAGAAGTTCTATTGCCCGGCGTATACTTATGGGTCCATTTATGGGTATGATGATGAAATGAATTTTGTAAAAGCATTGCCAATTAACGGTGGCGGCTTTTCAGGTGCTTATCTTGTTGAAGATGGCATTAGGTATGTTAGGATAAGTATTTCTTCAAAGGATAAAAAAAATAGGGTATTTTTCTATGTTAGAGAAGAGGACTTGTCTGTTAAGACAAATATGTACAATGCGTATTATTATGAATACGGGATAACCTATGCGGACTTGGTCTATCGTAAGGAACTGGATGTCGTACCAACGAAGCTGGATGCTTTCCACTCAATGTACATCAATTCCATCAACCTATTCACAACCGATATAGTTGAAAGGGAGGGTGCAATTATAAACAGCAACGGGGAGATAATATCGAATAGTGCAACTGCCAAGTCGTTTTACTCCAAATTCATGCCGGTTGTAGGTGGAAAGAAATTATCAAGCAACATATCTTCTTACGGCTCCATCTTAGCTTACGATAAAGACAAAAAATTCTTGGGCGTACTTTCAGCATGGAAATCAGATGCACGTTTCAAGAACTCTATTAGATACCTCGTGCTTGATCCCTCTGTAGCTTATGTAAGATTATCTGCTCCCATTTCGAATTATGATATATATTGTTTGTCGATAGGAGAAGATTTGATTTACCGCAACGACTATCATTTTGGTGAAACATTCGATAGCCATTATAAATATCGTGGGAAGAAACTGGTTACGATTGGCGATTCCATCACCTACCAGCGCACTTGGCAGGACAGGCTGTGCGAGCTTACGGGTCTTTGGCATAATCCCAAGGAGGTAAGAGGGGCTGACGAGGGCGTAAAGACCGAGGGGTATGGCTATATCCTGCTTACGTCAGGAAATGAAGACACGGATACCTATTATGAAGAGGTAGAGGGAATCAGCAAATCCGATGAAACGGTCGTCGATGGATTCGGGTATGCGCACCCTATATGGACTGATTCGGAAGGAAACAAATATCGCCAGCCGTCCCGGACTGCGGAAGGGGGAGAGACGGTGATGCCGGTCAATACGACCTCCATTTATTCGCGTGCGTCGGACAGCAAGTATTACAAGGGAGACGTGGTAATCGTGTTTGCCGGGGCGAATGACAAGGCCACTTACATTAACAAATATCCTACTTATGGCGATTTGTCGAACATACAGGGATTGACGAACTTGAAGGATGGGACGGAGGATACTACGGAGGCAACCTTTGAAATTTATACGGAAGATGCCGTGCTGACTGCTGATGGGAACTATTCCGATGTTGAGGAAGTGACAGGCATAAAGAAGTACAACCACACGTTCAGAGCCTGTTTCCGTGGACTTCTCAAAAAGGTGGTGGATGCCAATCCCAATGCGCAGATAATCGTGATTGGACCATTCGCAACTATGATTAAAACTTATGATTATATCAGCCGAGGTTATGACTACCTGACCATTGAGGAGAACAAGGTTATCGAGGAATGTGCCCGCGAGTTTGGTTGTCAGTACATCAATCTATACCCGTTGTTTGGCCGTTATGGAGCTGACAGGTATTTTCGCGGAACGGATGGTACAGTGTACATTCACCCGACTAATGAGGGTGGACTGAAAATTGCGGAGTATATCGCATCGCAGATTATGTAGCGTACGGCTTTTATAAATGATGCTTTGCGCCTTTTCTAGAGAGGCGTCTGCATATATAATTAACTTTATTGTTTAACAAATTTCTAAATTCTTCAAAATTATGGGAGAATTTACAGAAAAAATCTATTGTTGCGACAGAGGCGACAATGACAACGCACTCGCAGCAGCCATTCTGGCAGGTAATAACCGCAGAGACGATTGGGGCCCTATGGCCGCCATGATGGGTGGAGGTATGAACAACTGGATGAACAATCCGTTTGCTTATCTCATGTTCATGGCTCTGCTCCGCAATGGAGGCTTTGGCTTTGGTGGGGATGGCGCAGGTACTGCTACCCAGGGTATCGAAACTCAGGCTCAGCTTAATGCTATCCGCACTCAGTTGCAGGACAATCAGAATGCTGATTGTATTAAGTCTGCTATTCAGGGCAATGGCTTTGCTCTTAGCCAGTTGGCACAGACTCTTAACATTGACTTCAACACTCTTCAGAAGTGCTGCTGCGATGTTCAGGCTGCTATTCAGCAAGTCGCTGGCCAGGTTGGCTTCTCTGCTGAGCGCGTTATCAATGAACGGTTTGTGGTTACATTCCAAGGTAGAACGACGCTTCCTACATCTGTTACTATCAACCAGCTTGGAATGACTCAAGGACTTATTAAGATAGTATGCGGAAAATCCAACTGCTATGCTATCAATAGCTCATTGAGCGTTTCTATTCCAGCTGAACCAGCAGCCTAATTAATTGAGGGTACTTAGGGAAGTTTTATACTTCTCTGAGTGCCCTCTTTTTTATTAACAATTCAAAAAGATAAGCTATATGTTGTTATTCAAAGATATAAAGCAGAATTATCCTGTATACATTCTTGATACACAGGAATTTAGCCTTATTCAAGGCAAAGCCACTCAGGTATCGTTTCCTCGATTAGAAATGAACCAGAAGACTGGCAAAACAGAGATGGTAGTAGATGTTACTATAGAGGCCAATGGAAAAATGGCAACTTACGCTATTCCTGAAAGCCATTCAGTTACCTATGCCGGGCATCTTGTTCTGTCAACAGAAAAATCTGGATTGACGAGCGAAGTTGAAGCTCAAAAGGCAAATGCTGAACAGGTTTTGGCTTCTGCTTCTAAAGCTCAAAACATCATTGACAAAGCTCCTTCATTACTCGCAGAACTTAATCCTATGTATAAGGAAAAGCAAGAAACAGAGCAGCGCTTCGGCAAGATTGAAGGTTCTATCGGTGAAATGAAAGAACTCATGAAAAAGCAGCAGGAAATGATGGAGAATTTCATCAAAAAATTTGAAAGCTAAAAGTTATGGGACACAGATTAAAATGTATCATAGTAAAGCATCATACGTGCGACCATGATAAGAAGCACGAAGATGAAGAGGATGTAGTAGTAGAAAGCAGAATAGCTACTCCTCACGGTGAGCATAAGGTCAAATTCGATTTACCTTACGAGCAAACAGCGAATGCTCTTATGTCTGCTAAAGGATATTCTGAGTATGTCAAAAAGCACGGCTATCACTTTACAGATGCTCTTGCAGAGCACGTAAGTAAAATGATGGTAAATGCTAATGGCCAACAGCACTCTTGGACTGCAAGCCAAGTCAAAAAGTCTATGGAAAGTTTAGGATTGAGCATTCCTGGCAAAGTGACAACAGGTGATGTTACCTATGCGGCTAACATGGCTTATGCAGATTTCTATCCAGACCCTCTGAAAGATGAGGCTGCATGCTTAAGGTATGCTCATAAAGTAGCCAATGACCCAGATGGGTATGATGGCATGATTTTCTGCAGATGGACTGCTGACGCAATCGGAAAAGCAATCAAGTTGGACTGGGAAAAATTCGTATAATATGTTAGAACTAATTGAAGCCAAGAACTTTGACGGACTGATGTTTTTCATAGCTATTAGAGTTGGTATTATTCTGGTCTGCTGGCTTTTCATGATACTAAGCAGTATCGTAGACTTCTGGAGTGGAACAACGACAGCAAAAGCACTCGGCCAAGCATTGATGTCGCACGGATTTCGTAGAACGATTACAAAAATCGGCGATTATGTAAGGCTGATGCTTTTTGCCCTTATGTTTGATATACTTGGAAGCTTGTTATCATTCTATATAATTCCATTTGCCACAATTCTATGTACTGTCGCAGTTATATATATTGAAGGTAAATCTGTAGTTGAAAATAGCAAACGTAAAAAGGCTCATGCCGCAGAAGTACCTGATATAGTTAAGCAGATTGTGCGAGCTACCACTGCCGAACAAGGTCATGAGATATTAGACAAAATAAGTCAATCGCTAGCATTAAATGAGAAAGATAAATAAAATCATAGTCCATTGCTCTGCTACTCCTGAAGGACGAGATGTTAAAACTGAGACCATACGAGATTGGCATATGAATGGTAATCATTGGAAAGATATTGGTTATCATTATGTGATTGAGCTCGATGGCTCCATTCATAAAGGCAGAGATGAAAGTGTAGTTGGAGCCCACTGCTCAGGTCAAAATGCAAACTCTATAGGAGTATGCTATGTAGGAGGCGTTGCTAAAGACGGTAAAACTCCTAAAGATACGCGCACTGAGGCTCAAAAGCAATCTTTACTCGAATTGCTGAAAAGCTTAAAGGTAAAATACCCAAATGCTACTATTCATGGACACAGAGAATTTGCGGCTAAGGCATGTCCCAGCTTTGATGCTAAGTATGAGTATAAAGACCTCTGAAGCACATAAAAACCATTCTCGCGTATAAGAAATTATTACGAGAATGGTTTTTATATTAAATATGAATAATAACAAATAAAACTCAAAGATTATGCGAGAATACGCGAGAATAAATTGAGCATGAAAAAGATAATCATAAAAATAGGAATAATCGCTGTTGCTATTCTACTTATAGTAATAGCAGGAATTAGGATTAAAAGCCTAAAAGAAGAAAACAGTAGGCTTAAAAGCAATCAGGAAGTATTGCTTTCAGAAAAAGAGTCTATAATGGCACAAAGCCAACTCTATAAAGTATCTGATAGCCTTAATGCTGCTAAAGTAACAGAGCTTCAGCTTTCACTTTCTGAATATAAGAAATACAGAAAGCAGGATTTGAAACTAATCGAGCAGCTTAAAGTAAACAAATCGGACTTACAAAGAGTTATATCATCTCAGACAGAAACGATAAACTTACTTTCTGCAAAGCTGAGTGACTCCATAAGAATTGATACTACGACAAATACAGTTGATACACTTAAATGCTTTAATTACAAATCAAAATGGACTGATGTGGCAGGATGTGTTGACCTAAAAAGAGATACTGTTGAGTTGCAAATATCTAATAGAGAGTCGCTTAAAATAGTAGAAACAGTGAAGTATAAGCGCTTTTTGGGATTTTTATGGAAAACCAATAAAATAAAAAGTAGGCAAGTAGATGTCGTAAGCCAAAATCCAGCCACCTCTATAGTTAGTGTGGATTATATAAACATAAGCGGTAAACAATAGAAACAATATAAACAAGTCATTGTTTACGCCTAAAGTGCTCAAAATCAATTACTTATATATGCTGTAAACAAAGAAACAATAATTTCATTAAATCTTTTCGTATTAAAAGCCGATATTTCTTATTAACCTTAATGTTAATCGGAAATTAAGAAATTAAGTTTGAAATATATAGAGGCATTGTTTTTATTGTTTCTTTGTTTACAGCAATTTCAAAGCCGCACTAAAATTGCTGTTTAATTATTTTTAACAAATAAAACTCAAAGATTATGCGAGAATTAGCGAGAATAATTACACTTATATTTTTAGCCACTATATTATATGGCTGTAAGTCAATTCAATATGTGCCCGTGGAAACAACGAAAAGAGATACTACTTACTTATCTCAGACCAAAATTGATAGCATATATCATAGAGATTCAATCTATGTAGAGCACAAAGGCGATACCGTGTATCTCAGTAAATATAAATACTTGTATAAATACATAGAAAAGCATGATACTCTCTGGCGAGAAAAAGTTGATACAATTCAAGTTGCATACCCTGTAGAAGCTCGGCTTACTAAATGGCAAAAGATAAAAATTAATATTGGTGAATACCTGATAACCGCCATAGCCTTAGTAATTATATGGCTGTGTGCAAAATACTTCATAAAGCGGTAAACAACAGAAACAATATAAACAAGTCATTGTTTACGCCTAAAGTGCTCAAAATCAATTACTTATATATGCTGTAAACAAAGAAACAATAATTTCATTAAATCTTTTCGTATTAAAAGCCGATATTTCTTATTAACCTTAATGTTAATCGGAAATTAAGAAATTAAGTTTGAAATATATAGAGGCATTGTTTTTATTGTTTCTTTGTTTACAGCAATTTCAAAGCCGCACTAAAATTGCTGTTTAATTATTTTTAACAAATAAATTCTCAAAAAATAATGGAAAAATTTTTTTCTTTCGAGAATAGTTTGTATATTTGCATATCGAAAATAAGATAATAAAATTCACCAAAATATGGAACAATTTAATATAGGTAATGTAATTGAGCACTACAAGCTAAATACGGAAGATTTAGCGAAGGTGTTATTTCCTACTGTTAAATATCCGAAACAGGCATTTGACCGTGTGTTAAAGGGTGAAGCCAATTTGGATGTTATACAGTTAGAGCGATTGGCCAATCATATTGGCGTGTTAGTAACTGATTTGTTTTCAGCAAATACTTGGAAAGGTTCATCTGAAGATGGATGCCTAACAATGCTGAAAGGCGAGTATAAAGTAAAGCTGAATTATAAAGGCGTGTACGTATCTATATATAAGAATAATGAGCTTATCCACCAAAAACTCTCAAACGTACCAGATATGACAGTAAACGAGTTTATTAACTATTTAGATAACTTCATTAAAAATTACGAAAATGGAAACCATTAAAATTTCTGTTGAGGTTAGCGTAAACCTGTCTGAAAATACGCAGAAGTTTTTAACTTCATTGTTTGCAGCAGGAGTTCCAAGTGGAGCTCAAGTAGCCGCTTCAGTTTCTAAACCTGCTCCTGCTGCGCTAGCAAAGCCAGCTCCCGCAAAACCTACTCCTCAGCCTGCGGCACCTGCCCAGACTCAGAGCGCTGCCGAGCCTGCTCCTTCAGCACCTGCTGCTCCGGCTGCTTCTTCTGCCTCTAAGAGCATTGAGGATGTTCGCGGAATGCTTGCAAAGAAGGTCAATGAGCATCGCGACGTAATCAAGCAAAAACTCAATGAACTTGGGGCTCCGAGTGTAACAAAGCTTGACCCGGCTAAGTATGATGAAATGTATAACTTCTTAGAGTCACTGTAATTATGTCGAGTACAAAGAAATTGCAAAAAGCAGCTCAGAAGTTTCGCAGAGAAAATCCAAAGCTTTATGCTCAGTATGCTATTCAATGCTGTTATTTGGCAAAATTGATAAAAGAATATGGCCCAAGCGACAAGTAGTACTAAACCACAGAAACATAGTCAGAGGAGTCATGCACTCCTCTCGGCTTCTGGAGCAGGAAGATGGCTGAATTGTACTCCATCTGCTAAGCTTGAAGATGAATACGGAGAAAAGAAGTCTTCAGTATATGCAGAAGAAGGTACATTAGCTCATGAGCTCTCAGAGCTTTACCTGAGAAAAGATACACTTAACAGCATTAGTGAGCAAGACTTTGACCAAAGGCTCGAAGAGATAATGGCAAATGACCTGTTCAGCGAGGAAATGCTTGAAGTTGTACCTATCTATACGGATTATTGCTCAGAACAATTAGCTGAAGCAAAAACTGAAAATCCGTTAGCCGTCATGGAAATTGAGCAGAAACTCGATTTGACAGAATATGTGCCTGAAAGCTTTGGAACAGCTGACTGTGTTGTTATCAATGACAACCTTATGGAAGTTATTGACTTAAAATATGGAAAAGGTGTTCCAGTATATGCTGAATGGAATAAGCAACTTATGCTTTATGGGCTTGGAGCTTTGCAGAAATATGATACAATGTACGATATAACGGAAGTGCGATTGACCATTATACAGCCTCGCATTAACAACATATCAAGTTGGCAAATATCTGTTGAAGAACTCCGCAGATGGGCAGAAGAGGAGCTTAGACCAAGAGCTGAACTTGCTTTTGAAGGTAAAGGAGAACTCAATGCTGGAGATTGGTGTAGATTTTGTGCTGTGCGTAATCAGTGTCGTAAGCTTTATGAGCAACAACTCGAAATTGCACAACACGAATTCGCAGACCCAGAGTTGTTAACCGATGATGAGATTGCTGATATAGTTAAGCGTGTGCCTAAGCTTATAGAATGGGCTAATTCAATAACAGAATATGCACAAACTAAAGCGATTAACGAGAATAAGCAATGGCCGGGGCTTAAATTAGTTGAAGGAATTAGTCGACGCAAATGGGTTGACGAAGACCAAGCTTCAAATGCAATCTTTGCTCGTTGCCCTGAGCTATCAGAAGATGAGATTTTCAACATGAAGCTTAAGCCAATTACTTCTATTGAGAAGATAGTAGGCAAAAAGCGTTTTGAGGAAATACTCTCAGATGTGGTTATCAAGCCACAAGGCAAACCTACTCTTGTACCGCTTGAAGACAAGAGACCAGCAATGGGATATGCTCAAGCACAATTAGATTTCAAAGACGAATAATATTTTTTAGCATGGAACGTAATCCTTTTATTATATCACCAAAATTGGTAGGAACTGCTTTTGGTCATGACCCCCAATAATATGATTGGCTATGGTATCAATTGTATTAACTTTAAAGCTAAACATAGAAAGCTTAAAGGTTATATGAGAAATAATAGAAAAAAGTAATAACAACAACTTAAAAAATTAAAGAAATGAGTACTCAAGTAAATTCAACTAAGGTTGTAACTGGCAAAGTAAGATTTTGCTACGTAAACGTGTTCGAGCCCACAGCTATGAATGAGGGTGATATTCCTAAGTATAATATCTGCATTCTTATTCCAAAGGATGATGCAAAGACTATTGAAAAGATTAACAAAGCTATCGAAGCCGCTAAGCAAGCAGATAAGGCAAAACTCGCAGATAAGAATGGCAAGATACCTTCAAATCTTAAATTGCCTCTACGTGATGGTGATGATGAACGTGGTGATGACCCCGCATTTGAGGGTATGTATTTTATCAATGCCAATAGTCAGCGTAAACCAAGCATTGTGGATAAAGACCTCAATCCTATCATGGAAAAAGAGGAATTTTACAGTGGTTGTTATGGCCGTGCATCAATTAATTTCTATGCATTTAATGTTTCATCCAAAGGCATCGCTGCTGGATTGAACAATCTTCAGAAGCTTGAAGATGGTGAAATGTTGGCCGGTGGTTCTACTGCCGAAGAGGACTTTGGAGGTGAGAACGAATGGAATGATGAATTAATGTAATATCGGTGGCATTTGTTTACGCCGGGATAGGTCCGGGCCAATTAGTCTGGACCTATCTTTTATGGGACAGTAGCTTAATGGTAAAGCAGCGTGGCGCCACTTAAAAACAATGAGAGCAAGATACAGGTTCGACTCCTGTCTGTTCCACTATTATAAATATCAAATAAAATAATAATGGCAAAAAATCTTTTTATAGACGTTGAAACATATTCATCTGTAGATATTAAAGAGTCTGGAGCTTATAAGTATATTGAGTCACCAGACTTTGAAATTCTTATAATAGGATATGCTTTAGATGATGGCCCGGTAAATATAGTAGATTTGGCTCAAGGTGAAGAAATGCCTGAAGAGTTTGAAGAAGCTTTGCTTGACCCGGATTGTGTAAAAGTGGCACATAATGCAGTATTTGAGCGCTTGAGCTTTAAGCGTATAGGATATAATGTTCCAGCAGAACAGTGGTATTGTACTTCAGTAAAAGCCGCATATTGTGGCTTACCATTATCATTGGATGCTGTATCAAAGCGATTAGACCTAACAGACAAAAAGCTTGATACTGGTAAAGCACTTATAAAGTATTTCTCATGCCCCTGTAAGCCAACAAGAATAAATGGCATGCGTACACGTAACTATCCAGAACATGCTCCTGAGAAGTGGGAAATGTACAAGGAGTATAATAAATATGATGTCTTAGCTGAGCGTGAGATATTTCATAGATTAGAGCCTTATACCATTCCAAAGATTGAGCGAGAAATGTACGTGCTTGACCAGAATATCAATGATAGAGGTATTTTGGTAGATATGGGGCTTGCTCAATCTGCAATCGCTGTAGACAATGAGTATACAACTCTTTTAACAAATCGTGCAAAAGAGTTAACAGGACTTCAAAATCCAAACTCTCCAGCTCAGATACGAAAATGGATTGAGAACATAACAGGTCATGCAGTTTTATCTTTATCAAAAGAGTCAATGCCTGATTTGCTTGAAGAGTTCAAAGACTATCCAGAAGTAATTGAGTTACTCAGCATTCGCAAAAAGCTATCAAAAACTTCAATTAAGAAGTATTATGCTATGCTTAATTGCGCAATGAAAGATAACAGATGCAGAGGGCTATTTCAGTTCTATGGCGCAAATAGAACAGGAAGATGGGCTGGTAGATTATTGCAATTGCAGAATTTATCAAAAAACCATATTTCTCATATAGAAACACCGCGTGAACTTATTAGAGCAAGAGACTGGGAAACTGTTGAGATGCTATATGATGACGTGGCAGATATTTTGTCTCAGTTAGTAAGAACAGCTCTTATTGCTCCAAAAGGCAAAACATTTGCAGTTGCAGACTTCTCAGCCATTGAGGCAAGAGTAATATCTTGGCTTGCTAATGAAAAGTGGCGCATGGATGTATTTAGAGGCGATGGTAAAATTTATGAAGCCACAGGCTCTAAGATGTTTAATGTTCCTATTTCTGCAATTACTAAAGGCTCTGTATTACGAGACAAATCAAAAATCTCAGAGCTTGCACTTGGCTATGAGGGCTCATTAGGAGCACTCAAGCGAATGGGTGGTGAGCGTATGGGTTTATCAGATACTGAAATGATGAGCCTTGTGCGTAAATGGCGCTCTGCTAATCCTGCAATCGTAGATATGTGGAAAGAGATTGATGAAGCTTCAAAAGAAGCAGTTCGTTATCAAAGACCAGTATCTTGCACTTGCAAAAATCTAATCTTTGACTGTGATGGACAGTTTATGACAATTCAATTGCCTTCTGGCAGAAAGTTATTTTATGCAAATCCTATGTTCAAAGATAAGAAGATTGGCCGTTCTACTATGCCAACTCGAGTATTATGCTACGGCGGTATTATACAGGAGACAAACCAATGGGGTGAAATTGATACCTATGGTGGTAAATTAACAGAGAATATCGTTCAGGCCATTGCGCGTGATTTGCTTGGCAATTCTATGCTAAATATGCAAGAAGAAGGTTTTGCTATAACTATGCATGTACACGATGAAGCTATAGCTGAAATACCTCTTGAAAATGCAGAAGAGCATTATAATAGCATGGTAAAAGCAATGGAGCGAGTACCTGTGTGGGCTCCTGATTTTCCATTGAAAGCTGATGGTTATATAACTCCATTTTACTTAAAAGATTAAAAATATGATTTGGCTGTGTTTATATATTGTTTACGCGTATTATGCAAGTAGATAAATTGAAATATGATGAAAATTTGAGCATAGCAGTTGGA